CAGCGCATGCAATTGGTCGTCACGACGCACTCGCGCATGTTGGTGGATGCGTTGTCCGAGCAACCGTCGAGCGTTGTGGTCTGCGCCAAGGAGAATGGCGAATCGCGGCTTGAGCGCCTCGACCCGGCGGTACTGATCGGGCCGAACAACTGCGGCAAGGCGAAGGCCCGCGATGCCGCGGCTTACGACTATCGATCGGAGCTACCGGATCATTAGGTTCTGGATCAAGATCGTCAGGAAAGTCGATCCAACCGTCGCGGCGATGCCTGCGATGACGATGGCCCGACCTTCCGCAATTGATGCCTTGTTCTCCGCGTGGCGGACTCGCTCATCGAGCCTTATGAGGTCTAAGCGGGGCGCGACTTTGTCGAGACGGAGATCGATCTTGACAAGCGTTTCCCGGAGGTGGGCAATGGCGGATTCGAGTTCGGTCCGCCTGACGAGTGTCACCTCCACATCCTTTTGGTGAAGGTGGAACTCGTTAATCATGTGAAAACGCGCGTCCGTCGCGGCCACGTATGCTTGCAGCGCGTCGTCCGTCGATTTCGAGAGCCGGTCGAAGAGTTCCTTGAGACTTCCGAGCCGCTCGTCGAGCTCTCGTTGAGTCGTCAACGGCGCCTCAACTTTGGTTTCAAGGCTTGCGACCCGCGCGAAGAGCCGATGGATAGGCCTCCTTCTGCGAATGGATGGTGCTTCGGTCATGGCTGACCTCCGGTCCCTGACGAGCCTGCCCATGGCGGGGCGGTCCTTCGCCCCGCCTTTTCGCCAACGGCACTCTAACGTTTTGGGTTTCGGCGCCGCCCTCGAGGTCGACGATCGACCACGTCCCGAACGTGACGCCGCCCGTGCAGGACCGCATCTTGCGCTGCAAGAAGGAGGGCGCGTTCTATCTACGGAGAACAGGATCGGCCCATGGTAAACGTTCTTCACGGCTTTCTTCGGCCGTGGGGAGCTTTGGGCGTCCGGCCCGTCTTGCGGCAGTTCCGACAGACATCATAGCGCTCGCCGACGCAGCCACGTTCGACCTCAAAGAAAGAGGCTCGGCTACGGGTGAACCTGCAGCCCTGGCATTGCGCCCTGGTGGGGCCTCGGTCGAGGCGCAGCCCTTCGCGGACGATCTCGTCCCGCAAAGACTTCACACCCCAGGAGTCGAAGATGCTCACCGGTTCAAGCCTTTATCTAAATTTTTCTGGGTCTAAAACCACGGCCTTCAGGCCGTCTTAACAATACCTCTTGACGTGTATAAAGGTTTCTGCGACACTCTGTCCATGTTCAAAGCTACGCAATACCGCATCTATCCGAATGCCGAGCAGGAGGTTCTCCTGTCCAAGCATTTCGGCTGCTGCCGTTGGCTTTGGAATAGAAGCCTAGCCGCAAAAATTGAGGCGTGGACTGAGCGGAAAGAGAACATCTCCCGTTACCAGCTGAGCGCTGGAATCCCCGCACTCAAGAAAGCCGAGGAAACCGCGTGGCTCAAGGAGGTGAACTCCCAGAGCCTTCAGTCCGCCCTCGTCAATCTCGACATGGCCTACACCCGGTTCTTCCGGGAGAAGAAGGGCTTTCCCAAGTTCAAATCCAAACATCACCGGCAGAGTTTTCAGGTTCCTCAGTCCGGGGTTGTTGGCGAGAACTTCGTTCAAATCCCAAAGGTTGGAAAACTGAAAGCCAGCATCAGCCGCCAAGTAGAGGGGCGGGTAAAGACAATTACGATCTCCCGGAACGCCACGGGTAAATACTTCGCTTCCGTGTTGGTTGAAGACGGCACAGAAGCCGCGGAGAAGATGCCTGTCACCGAAGCTGGGACGGTCGGCATCGACCTCGGGCTTCTCACGTTCGCCACCCTTTCCACCGGGGAAAAGATCGAGAACCCGCGCCCGCTCAAAAAGCGGCTCAAGCGGCTGGCACGTGCACAGCGCATCCAGTCCCGCCGCACCAAGGGTGGGGCCAACCGGAACAAGGCACGCAAATGCGTTGCTCGTATTCACGAACGGGTTGCCAACGCCCGTAAAGACTTTTTGCACCAAACCACGACCAGGCTCGTCAACGATAATCAAGTTGACTCCTTCGCAATCGAAGACCTGGCCGTGGCTAACATGTGCAAAAATCATCGGCTTGCTCGTAGCATAGCCGATGCAGGATGGGGGACGTTCCGAACGCTCCTCGAATACAAAGCAGAGCGAGCCGGTAAAAACGTGCTCGTCATCGGTAGGTTTGAGCCGTCGTCAAAGACGGACCACAAGTCTGGGAAGGTCAATCGCGACCTAAAACTCTCAGACCGGGTGATCCACCACGAAGACGGCACGACAACCTGCCGTGACATCAACGCCGCGATCAACATCAAAGCGTTTGCTTTGCATCCGCAAAACAAATAATTACGGTCGGAAGGACCGGAAACTACGCCTGAGGAGATTGCCGGTTACGGCGGTCGCTGAATCAGGAATCCCCGTCCTTTAGGTCGGGGAGCTTCAAGGGATCGTGGTTCAACGCCGCCGGAAAGCTGACCGGACACCTCCCCGTGTTTCGATCATCACGGCGCAGGTGTGGAGTCTAGAGATATTCCTGGCTATGCGGGGCTATCTGAGGCCGGAGCGTCGGAAGGATTCCTGGAATTCGCGGAGCTTGACCAGCGGGATGAGCGCGCAGACGCAGTTAGGGTGGGCCGGGAGCATTCCCTCCGCCCTGTCCAGGGAGTAGGGCCCCTGCTCGTGGAGGGCGATGCAGATGGGGCAGGGGTTCTGACCTAGAAGCACCTCGACTTGGACGTCGACGAACATGGAGGCGTCGACTTCCCGATAGCTCTGGATCTGCGCCAGGTGGTGGGAGCGCAGGACCTCCGTGCGGGCGATCATCCGGCTACGGACGATTCCGATGTTGTCCAGATGATGAACGGCATCCGCTGCGATCGACCGGGCGATCACGTTGGGGTTCACTCCGCTCGCGATGCCCTGCGATAGCTGGATCGTGAGGCCCTCGATCATGGAGCGACGGACCGCAGCGTTGGTCACGGCCTGCACGGTGCGCAGGTCTTCGAAGGTGCGCGAGAGAATGAACTGCACTCGGTCGCGGTGTCCCTGGGTGAGCAAGAATCCAGCAGTCGCACTGCCACGGGGGAGCAAGCCCAGCTCCCCCGGGAGAAATCCGGCCCGGATCATCTCGGCGTTGGCTCGATCGACTCCCTGCTCATAGGCCCTCAACAGGTAGTCGTCCGTCCACGTCCCGTAAGCTCGGGTGGGGTCGGCGGCCCCGAGCCCTCCACCGAGTGGGCCGAGCAAGCCGATGCGCGGAGCACCCTGTCGGGCGATCGAGAAGACCTGCTGCTCCTCGAGTTGCTCCAGCCACGCCATGAAGAGGCGGACTTTCTCGGGGTTGCGCAGGAAGGCAAACTGCTTCGGGTTGAGTGGGCTGTTGGCGCCGAATCTGTGCCGCGCCGCCTCGGCAATCCCGAAGCAGTCGTGGTCCACGATGGAAACACGCACGTCCCGGATGACGGCGTTCCACCGGCGGGTCATGTCAGCAGCGAATCTCCGGCGGAGCCCGGTTGTCCGGCTGGGGTCCATGTTTCGGGCGTTGAACGCCATGCGCCGCTTCGGGGGGGCAGGCCGCTTTGCCGTGGAAAGCCGCAGGAAGCGGGGCATCTACCGGTCGACGATCAGAATGCAGATAGTGCGCGTCTCTGTCTGCTCGTCCCCCGATCCGGTCGTGATCGTATTGGCGACTTCGTACTCCGCCTCCAGGGCGCCGCCGGAGAGTTTCACCATGGTCTGCCGGGTCCCGACGTCTTCATCTTCGACTGAGAGATCGGAGGGCACGGACCAAGTGGACGTCTCGATGAAGACGTCGGCAGGAAGCCAATCGTCCCAATCCAGCCCGTACCATCGTACGGAGGTCGGGTCTTTCTGGTAGGTCTGGATCGGTTCGGCCATGTCAATCTCCCAAAGTGCCGGGGTTGGACTTTTCCGCCCGGACTTCGATGATCTCATCTTCCGTTCGGACCTTGAGGAACCTAGC